TTCTGCCACGAGTAGCTCAAGTTCTTCCTTAGCCGGTTGACCTTTGAACTCTACACCTAATTCTTTAGCACGATCTTTTAATTCTTGGTAGGTCATTGTATGACTCCTGTTATTTTTTTTTTTTTTTTATTTTATAGTTAAAGGTAATTACCTTATAACTTTTGTGAGCAATTGTAGCAGAGCAGAGCTGAAGCCCTACTTGCAGTATTAATCCGCTATGGATTTAAGCCGAAGCTTAACTCCTAGTAGCGAGACGCTGTAACGTAGTTACAAATCCATTCTGGACGTTCGATAAGAACACCATTCCACCATTCAAGAACAGACATACCGAATTTAGCGTAAGGATTCTCACGTGTTCGAAGATCTTCTGGAGTTTTGTGAATAACGTTAAACTTACCTTGTGTACCAGAACCAAACTCAAAACCGATGTGAGTAAATGAACCTGAACCAATAACCAAGTTAGCATATACTTCAAACTTAGTACCATCGTTACGGAACGCATCACGTCCAGCACCAGTAACCCAAGCAGCACCAGCAGCAGCATCAGCAGCAGTCGAGTATTTTACCATTTTAGGGTGTACAACGATACGGAATGGTCCAACTTTACCAATTTCACCATGAATTGCAGTGATATACTTACCATTGCTGTTCGCTTTTGCGTACTGCTCAAGAGGAACAAATGCATCATCGGTACCATTTAATGCTTTAATAGACATAAAGTCCATTTTCATATCAGCGCTAATAAACATATAACGAGCTGCTTGTACAGTACGTGTATCGCTCATGTTTGAACCAGAAATAACTGTTGTATCACGAGGACATTTGTTGTTATCTAACTCAGTATCCATACGGATCAAATCTTGGATTGTTGGAACCGCAGTTTGATTAACAGTTGCTACAGATGTAACACCTGTCCCAGCATAATAAACAACACCAGCACCATTGATCAATTCCATTGCCAATACATCTTCATTGATTTGATTCGCTGCACGAGCCGCTTCACGAGTAATGTGTTGTTTCAACTTAGGATCTGAATCAAAATTCATCTCATCTTTTGTCCACTCATAGAAAATACCACGATTCTTAATTGAACCACGAACTTCTTTACGGCTGAAGCTGACTTTGTTAGCACGAGCTGTTGTTTCACCCAAGTCAGGCATTTTACCATTGATAAATCCCATACCACGAGATGAACCATACAAGTTACCATTAGAGGCAACACCAAATGCATCAATACCTGACGCAGCAACTTCATTCAAGTCGTCAAGAACAGCAATATAACGATGTTTAACAACTTCTTTACCTTGGTGCATAGGCATTGCCATAGTTCCAGACATTTGTGAAAGGATCATCTCATCTTTGATGTCGATAATCGCCATTTTGTCATAATGCGCCTGAGTCAACTGGACATTATTTGCTTTTTTGTCAATTGTGGAAACTCCACCTGTTTTACCTGTATTATAACCCATTATCTAACCCTTTAAAGTTTCTTTTCCATCCATTTTACGTAGTCGTCATCACTCATTTTGAGCGCTTCATCTAAGTAATCTATAGACTTCCGTGTTCCAGCATTACTTTTAGTTGGTGCTGCGGCCCTACGTTTCCCAGCAACCGCTTTGGTTACTTCCCGCTTCTCAGTACTTTTAACTACATCAGCAATCTTTTTATCTTTAGCTTCTTGTACTGCAACAGTTTGAGCACGCATTGCTGCTTTCTCTTGTTCTTGCGTATACTGTACAACAGCTGCTTTATAGTAATCTAAGTCTGAGCGCATACTTCTACCGTACTTCATTTCTTCCTGCATCCGAATCTTTTTAGCAATTGGGCTCAACCGTTGGTAGGTCCCACTCTTGATATCAGTATGTAGCAATCGAATCAAATTCGGGTTTTTGGTCATTTCAGTCCAGGACTCATCATCCCATTCTTTCGTAAGAACAGTATGAGTTACCTCATATTCTGGGTCCTTACTAATTTCTGCTGTTACCTCTTGGATATCCAGCTCCACATTACTCCGACCATAATTTTGCGGTACATATTTCACTTCATTCTCAACTTCAAGTTCTAGAGTGTCGACCCCTACATCCTTGATTAGTTTAGCGATAGCTTCTTTATTACCCTTCAGCAGATCAATCGCAAAGTTCATTTGTTCTGGAGTGATTTTCTCTTGTTCCATCGCATCTAACATTGGTCGATATTTCTTCAGAGCTTGGGTTTTTTGTGTATAGTCTAGTGCTTTTGCAAACACTGCCGGAAATTGTTCAAGCATCTCAGCATCACTGAATTGGAATACTTCTCCACCGGCTTTAACTGTACGTTGTGCAGGCTCTACTACTGGTTGTGTTTCTGTTTTCACTGCATCTTTTGTATCTTTAGATTGTTCTGTATCAGTATCTTCAGGACCCCCGTCGGTTTCCTCGTCATCTTCTTCAGAGTCTTCTTCTACATCATCTTCAGTTTCTTCTTCATCACTATTATCATCGGAATCCTCTTCAGGTTGTTCCAAGTCTTCTTCAGAATCATCAAAGTCGTCTTCGACAGCTTCTTCATCTTCTTCATATTCTTCAGTAGTGTCGCCTACAGGACCAACTTCAATCTCTTCTGAATCCGCTTCTGCGAATTCCGCATTGTTCATCCACTGTGTGAATTCTTCATCTGACATTGTGTCCGGATTTGTATTAGTACTTGCCATTAGTTACTACCTTTCGCTAAATCAGATTTAGCAGCAGAACCACAACTCAATACATAGTCCATATACGCTTCAAAGAACTTGGCAGCTTTGATCTTTTCAAGAGCACCTTCACGAAGAATCTCATTTGCACTAATTAACTGTCCAACTTCATGCGCTACCGTCTTTTTACAAAAATCTTCTAAAAACACATTGATGAATCGTTGATCTCCAAGCAGTCCTTTCAGATCATCTGCTAACGCAACTTCGTAGCGTAGCCCTTTTAAAGCATTGTCTAATTCTACAGAATCAGTCGATTTTTCTTGGTTAGTCATTAAATGACTCCTTTTCGATTGTTGATTTTAGTGGATATTACTCACTTGTCTGATTATAACCCCTCATAACTTAAGGGGTGCTTACATTACTTCTTTTTAGGTGGTTTAGGTTTTGTTTTACAAGCCATTGTGTATTCCTTACTTTTTGTATTTGATTGCTTGGCGTTCATGAATTTTATTTGCGTAATCATCTACGCCTTTATAAAACTCAGTTTCACTTAATCCAGACTTCAAAGCATCCTCTTTATTGAACGCTCCAAGATGCTCTCCAGTCTTAAAAAAATGTTTAACCGCAGTTTGTTCAGATACTGGAACACCATTAACAATTTGTGGAACTAATATTTCAGTAGTTCCATCAGGACTGAAGCTAAAACTATGTTCAGTTTGAATATACCCATCAGGATGATTATAGACTTTTCTTTTATCTAGGTCAATTGTCCCGAGGTACGCTGCAAGCCCATACGAATTTTCCACTACACAGCACCTTGTGACGCATACATTCCAGCAAGACCTTGCTCTGCTGGTACTTGTCCTTGCGCAGCTTGAGCTTCCTGTTGTACCATCATTAATGCTTTCTCAATCAGTTCCACAGGAACACCATTTTGTGCCAACTCTTCAGGAGTGATACCTTGCTTCAATAGCGCAACAATCTCATTCACACTTACTTGTGGAGCCTGCTTACTAGGCCCACGACCTACTGGAGGTGTCATTGGCCCCATTCCTTGCTCTGCAGCGTATGCTGCTGCTAATCCATTTTCTTCCATTATGCCATCTCCTCTTGTGTTTGTAGATACTCAGCTAACCCGGCATTTTGTGGAGCTTGAGGTTGCATTGTTTGTGCCAGTTGTGCTCTTTGTGCACGGATTGCTTGAAGCAGTCCAGCTGCTCCAGCTACTTGGCCTTCAGCCCAAGCTTTTTCAGTCAATGGAGCTGCGTAAGTATCTAACCTACTTTGCTCAGCAACTTCTTTACCTAGAGCCGCATAACTGCGCTCTTCACCAGCACGTTTTGCAGCACTTGTCATTGTTGTGTTATCATCTACGATTGGGTCATACATTAGTCTCTCCTCGCTATTCCAATATTTTTATCACCAGCTTTAGCTTGTAACTCTGCTAACATAAACTGATGAGCTCGCTCTTTATCTTGCTCACTTGATTTGTGAATTTCACTAAATCCATGATCTTTATCAATGTAGTTTAGGTCCGTCATATCAGCTTCGCTATTCAATTTACGTGCTCTTGCAAGTTCTGATTCCATTTTAGCCAATTTTACCTTAGCATCAATCTGATCTTCATATGCTCTTGCTTTATCACGCGCAATTCTAGCACGAATCTCTTCATTCTCTAACTGTGCTTTCTCAATTGCAATTTGTTTCATTTGTTCAGCAGCCGGATCAGGCTTTTGTACGTAGGATCTAATCTCTTTTTCAAGTTTTGGGTCTCTTGTAAGTTTCGCAATATTCGCCAAGATCGGTTGAGTTAGCTCAAACGGTAAACTATTACCTAAAGTTTGGATAAGGAAGGAGTATTGTTCTGCTCTTGCAGCATTATCTTCCGCTGTTGCCACAGTAATCTCAATATCCAACCGACCTGCCAAATCATCTTTACGGATCGGGACAAATTCTGCATTAGTAACACGTACAATCTCTTCAGGTTCCATAAACTCATGGAAATACGCTAACCATTTACGCATGAGTGGTTTTAGCATATTCTCAGCAACATTCCGTACCAGCGCCATACGTCGTACACTTGTTGCGTCCAATGCACCTCTAGCCCCAGTTGCAGATCCACCTAATGCGGAACCATTGATCCCGCCACTAAATGATTTAACCCCAGTTTGTGACTCAATCTCATTATTTTGTATACCCAACATATCAAATGCACTGCTTGGTATTTGGTTATAACTACCTTGCCAGAATTGACCAATATGTCCTGTGTATTCGAAATTATCACCCTTCAGAAACTTTCGTCTATTATTATCGTCCAAAGCTCCTCTAGCAAATCCAATCTGACCATTGTTACTTTGGGCCATATTATCAATAATACCACGTGTCACTGCGGTCTTAACTTTTTGGTTATCCCCAATAATTTCTGCAAGCGCTTCACCAAACATTTGAAAGGGCACACTATTAAATGGAACAATTACAAATGGAGGTTTTCCATCAGGGTATGGATTTGTTTCCAAACGAATAATTGTGCTTCCAGTCCATGTGCAGATAATTGGTTCAACTTGCCCATCCCCATCTACATCATAAAAGCCCCAGTATTCATATACAACAAATTTCTTACGAGGGTTATCATGGAACTTGAACCCGGTTCGATCTTCGGACTGGTATCCCTCAGCATCATTTGTTGAGTCCATCCCAGCATTTTCCAACTTAGCCAAATTTTTGTATCGCCCATCAGATTTTAGTGTACTAAGATCTGTTTCGTATCGATGAATTACAAATTGGCATTTATCTAAATCATCCATGCAGGTAGGATCAATGAAAATATCTTCATTTCTACACACTTCAGCAGTAGGTTGATTGATCAAAATCTTTAACTCAGTCTCTTGGACTAACTCAATAAATTCCTCCCCAGACTCATCAATACCTATAGATTCTACTTCAACTTCAACTTCTCTATCAGCGTAATCCCATCCAGTTTTTACAATTACTGTACCTTCAGTAAGTAATACCTTTAGAGCTTTCATAATAAAATTATGTCTTGGAAATTTTCGACAGAAGTATGTATTAAGGAGCAGTTCACTTTGTGTAGCGCTTGGGCCATCTTCAAATGTTACTGGGTTTGTTTTGATAATATCGTCGCTACTTAGAAACGGGTCAGCCAGAGATGGGAGCATCCACGAAATCTGTTTTGCAATATCTTTGCTAACAATTTGGGACTTACCATCAACTTCATTCCCATAAAGCTCGCCAACAGACTGTTTTCTCCAGTCCTCACGTTGTGCATCCCACTCAGATTGGTGTGATTCAGACGAACGAAAGTCTTCTTTCAAAGCAGCAAGTATTTCTTTTTTGTTAACTTTCATTCTAATCCTATCCCCTCAGTATTGGTGCTATTCTACCTAAGCTCTCCTTAAGTATGTCTTAGCACAGTTTTATCTAACTTTAAAGTTTACTTTTAAGACTGTACCACTATACCATTGTTGCCCTGCTATTTTTAGTGAATTCACATCTGCCCCAATTGCGGCACAAGTTGCTTCGAGTCGAAATGCTGTCCAGGCATCTGGCATAATAGTTATGATGTTGCTCATCGTACTTACTTCACTTTGATACCCCGCTAGTCTCATGTCTGCTACTGGGATTACTGATTTCTCTTTAACGGTGATTGTTAATGAAGTGCCTTTATAGACGAAATGACACATCTAGAGTCAGATCATAGCTGGTTCTATCTACTTTATTGACAAAGCTTTATAGCTTTCACCATTTTTTCATTAGCTTCTTTTTGTTTTGTGTAGTTAATAGTACATCTTTTAGCTTCACCAAGAGTTGTATTTCTATCAACTATATCTATGGTAACTTCCGAGTAATCAGGGATATGACACTCACTGGGTACATATAACAGCTTATGGCTACACCCACTAATAGTTAAAGCTGTGTAAGTAAGCAGCAGCATTTTCACAATCAGTTGCATTATCATCTCCTTTCCAATCGTCTATATCTTGATAAATAACTTGATACCTAACAGTAATCTTTTCAATCTCTTTAGGCAGTTTCGATAACTTCTCATCATATTCCTTCTTATGTTTTAGTAGTGAAGCATTCTGGTATTCTAAAGCAGTCTTGTAGATGTTTATATCAGCCTCTAGCTTAGTGTTTGATATCGTCATCCATACCAGTGAGATAGAAAATAGTGAGAAGCACACAAAAACCAAAACATATTTCCAGTACATCTTTAAAAATGTAATCCATACCATCTATTCCCCTATGCTCTTATCAGAGTCTTTCTTAAGACCAAGAGCCACGCCTAGGCCAGCGAATAATGCAGCAGTACCTAAGCCATAATCTTGGTAATTAAATGCTTGAGCCTTGTACACTACTGAAAAAATTGCTAAAAAGATTCCAGTGCCTATAGAAAATACAGCGAGTACTTTAGTAATGTCAAACGTTTTGTTATCCACTTCTGTAAACCAGTCATTTAGAACCTTCTTTATCTTATCCATTATCTTCATACTCTTCTAGCCTCCTTTATAGTTTTAATGCCTCACTTTTAGTAAGTTCTGGATTTACCTTTTTACTCATACCTCTATGCGTTCTGAACCCTAGAAGTCCAGCCCTTCATAAACTCCGATTGTGTGTTATCGCGTGCCACAATCTTTTTCAGAAAATCTAAACGTGCCGCTTTGTACTTTGTAACAAACCCATCCACATTCGCATTGATAGCCTTGATCGTCCTAGGTCCAATCACCCCATCCTCAACTGCTCCGACGATACGCTGTGCGTATTTTACCGCACGGCTCACACCACTATTAACAGCAAAATCCATAATATTATCTGCAGTGAGTTGATTTAGGATACTGTCACCCATAATCGGATTCCAAAAATTGACTTTGTAAAACCTCGCCACCATTGCACCGACTTCCTCATTGCCTTGCAAAACTTTATTCAGTGCTTTGGAGCTGTGCTGTGATTGTTTGTATTTATCAACTATGACCCATCCAGCCCATTTTGGGTGGTGCACACGAGCTATGCCAGCATAGGTCTCACCGCCGCGATCATTAGGGTTGTTTGCATAACCACCCTCAAACTTCTTGACCTTTGCATACGCTTTTTCGAAATTAGCCATTTACTCTCCTTTTAGTATTACCGATGCAGTAGCTTTTCCTAGTACTAGTTTTAACTTCATGATTAACCTTTATTTGAGTGGTCTATCAACCACAATATACCTACAAGTGCACCTGTACCTAAAGGCAATACCCATGCTAAAGCTTTGACAGTATAGGAAGCTATATCATATAGCTGTCCACCTTTCTTGGCATCTGCAGCTACACTTGCCATACGCAAACTCATTGCCTCTTCTTTATTCTCAATAGCCTTCTCTACATCATCAATGCGTTTGTGCAATCTATTCACACTGTCCTTGTTTGAGCTATCTATGTTAGATATGCGTTCTAATATAACTGCATTCTGGCTCAGAGCATCAATAACCTTGTCCATCTTGTCATCAGTTTTCTCTACAGCAGAAGCCAGCCTTTCAATAGATTTTGATACATGATCAATTGCTTCATCATGCCTCACTACCATCTCTCTAACTACTGCTTCATCCATACTAGCCCTTTGACGTTTGTTGCTGGTATTGTACCATAGCTTTTTTATTTTTATACGCTTTGTATGCAAGATGTGGGTACTTTATTATATGACCCACAGTACCTCCAAACACAATCATGGTTCTCCATCCTACTGATACACCACAGTTACTTAGGTTGTACCAAAAGTTCACAGCTGGAGTGATCAGGCTGTACGTATGAACCACATCGTGGTCATGGTTACAGCAGGCTGCGCTAATCTCATCCCCTCTAAATTTCTCTGGAAACATTGTGCAACAGTCAGCCATATTACTTGTCCTTAGAAAATGATCTAAATGCCATACTGATACATTTCTGACATACTCGATACTTGAGCACCTACAACAACTTAAACTCGACACACTCAGCATTGACATTGCCACAGTGATCACAGACATCTTTTACTACTTTCATCATATCCTCCTTATACGAGCGCTAGAATTTGCTCTACCGTAGTGCACTCTTCTAGCTGTTTTTGTTTAGCATGGTACATACCCAGCACTAGCGCATAGCCTTGAGCATACCCATCAGCTTTAGCGATGATAGTGGCTACTAATGCTGCTTTTGTCTCACCAGCAATATTACGCCCAATGAGTAAATTGTCGATGAGAGGAGTAACAGCATTGTTATCAGCAGTCCAAGCCCTAGCTTCAGTCTCTTGCTTCGTCCACGATGCCATCTCAGCACTGTCGGTGTTCCCAGCCATTGCTTTAATAGCTGCTTGATATGCATCGCTGTACTGCCTTTGTTTCACATTACGATACCATTCCAGTGGTGCTGAAATAGAGTTAATAGCACCTAGCACTTCTGCCTTTTGAGCCTCTGTCATAGGAACACCATCAATGTCAAACGTACCGTTTTGCTCGATATAGTTCATGCTCGTAAACGAGAAACTAAATGTTGGTTTCACTGCTAGCATATCCGAGAAGATACCTAGTTCAACTGTCTTTTGAAAAGCACCATTGTTAGAAGGTGCATACCATGTTAGAATGTTTGTCATTTTTATTTCCTTTTTGTTTTTATGTTAATGAAATCCAATGGCTCATTCTAATACCTGTATATTATCTAAGATGCCTTTATCCAATCGTTCATGAGCTTCCAAGTCTAACGGACAGTTATCTGTAGGATCGAATACATCTCCATTAATATCTCTACTAGCAAATGTACAGTACCACAATACCTCATCAGTAAGTGAAGTAATATCATGGACTTTATCAGCTCTTATTACAACGAATGTTGGAGCATGGAATATTTTAGTCTTACCATCTACAGAAACCTCTACAGACCCTTTAGCTAAAATAGATAAATGGTCGTATTTATGTTTATGCCCCCCTATGGTTTCACCTTTAGAGCTAAATACTTTCTGACGTAACCATATATTGGCAAAGCACCCGACTAAATCGTGAGACATTATAGCTCCTCTACCGTAGGGGTATTCCCGCTGAAAGGAGGGGCCTCGTAAACTACTTTACCAGTCATAGCGATAATATCAATTCCGTTTCTATAAGCCCCTAGTCTTAAATAAGGGGAGTTGGTTAAAAGGGCTTTACTTCGTAACTCCCCATCTTGCACCACATAGTCTCTCAACTGATTCATAGATCCGAAGAAATCTAAAGCCCCTTCAAAAGGAACTAATCCGGCAGTGGCTGCCACAGGGTTGATGTACCATGTATAGAAATTACTATTAGTGACCCATGCAATGATATACCCCTCAGAACTTAAGGCTACTGCGGGGTAACTGTAAGGTTCATAGCCCTCTAGTACACGGGTTATAAGTAACCCTGCCGGCCCTTCTACATCATAGCCAGCAATTTGGCCATCCTCAACTTTAAAATGGGTGAATCCGATTTTTTCTGACATGTTATATCCCTTTCAATTTTAAAAGTACAGCAGCATACACGTTACCCATACCTGCACCAAGTAATAGTATAGAAGTTACTGCACAATGTTTATCATAACTAAGAAACTTATCATCAGTTTCAGTCCGATTTACAATACCCCGTATTAAACCTTTACGGGCATCGGATATAGCTATGCTCAACTCCACGACCCCTGAAGCTCCCATTGTATGTCCTATCTCACTTTTATACCCAGTGGCTATGAAATTGTCCCCGAAAAACCCTTGGATTGCCGCACGCTCCCCTTCGTTATTAGCTTTAGTACCTGTACCATGTGTCTTAATAAACGTAGGGTTTTCATAAGCCTTCATGCACCGGCTAATTACAGACTTATAACCTGCACCAGTTATAGTCATACCTATAGGGTTATTACACACTTCCGCACCTATAGCCACACTAACTACTTCAGCTATGGCTGGGTAGATAGACTCCTCTTTCTCTAAGAGAACGAAACCCCCTCCTTGGGATACGCGGAACCCCCCGTTAGTGCTGTCGAATGCAGACGGCTTTCTTACAGCCTCGTCTTCTAATGACATACTAGCTTTAGTCATACCAAAGACCCTCATTACCGAGGCATTTACTTGGTCATCGATACCTACCACAAGAACCCGATCTAATTGACCAGACTCAATAAGCCACTTAGCTTCTTGGATACCTTTGTAGCTACTTATACAACTCGTCGCGTCACTAGATATATACCCTGTGAAACCAATCTCATTAGCAAACTTACCCGCGACAATATTGATGAGTCCTAGAAAAGGAGCGAAATAATGATAATCGGCTTCCAAAGGAGGGGTTAGTAAGGCTGCCCCAGCCCATTCTGAAGCCCCGCTAGCGAATACCACCCCACTACGATCCCCGCCTATAGTTCTAAGCTCTTTTTTTAGCTCCTTTGGGAACATTTTATCAAGCATATTATGAACACTATATTTCACACCGTTAGCTGTCCCAGCCATAGACCCACTAACCATCCCAACCATCTGAGGGTGCTTACCCTCGTACTTTACAAATTCGTCAGCTACTATAGATGCGGTTTTAGTTACAAGCATCTTGGATTTCCTCTTCACTAGGTTCTTTAGTTTTATTAGTTTCGATAAAGTTGAGCAAGTCTCCGAACACAACATCCCCTTTAGGGAGGTTTTCTTCAAATTTATCGTTAGAAATGTCAAACAAAGAGCTTATCTCTGCATATACCATAACGTAAGCAAAGCTGTCAATTCCACAGACACTTAGGCGTTCATTTTCCTCGATACTAATGTACTCGATATCCCCTGAACAGTTCTTTTCAAGTAGTTTACGGCAAAGCTCTTTAATAGCGGTTCTAAGCATGGCATAACCCTTTAATATGATTGATATGGTCAATTAAGATTTGATTAGTGTCGATATCCGTATCACCCGCGATATGGTTCAATAGCTTTATTTTGTCCTCATGAACCTCTCGCATAATAGCAAAGCTGAATAAATGATGGGTTTTATTTACACTCTCCCCGTAACCAATATTAACCTCGGATTGGTGTATCATATGTTTAGTACGGAAAGCCTCTATGAACTCTCTTTTGGATTCTTCAGAATACTCACAGACCTTCTTAGCTAAATCTCTCCAAGCCGCTTTGTGACGAGCTTCATCCCTAGAAATGTTCATAAACTTCTCTTTAAGCCATTCTGATTCAGCGGCTTTTGAGGCCTCTCGATATACGACCGTGTTAGTCACTTCACCGAGTAAGAAACTAACTACGGCCTCATAAGGATTGCCCCAAGGGCTCTCCATGTTGATGTACTCTTGAGCCATTTTTTCAGAGGTTACAGTATTTTTAAAAGGAGGCTCACCTCTAACAGCGGCAACAAGCTCTTTCAGGAACAATCCGTGTCTGAACTCTTCATAGATAAGGACATAAGAAGTGAACATGAATACTTCATAAAAGATTGGCATATACTTGTCTGCGTCTTGTAAAGCTAGCTTATGCAAAATAAGTAACATCCCCATTCCACTCATTTCACCGTCCCCGACTTGATCCATAGCAATTATCAGGTTCTTATCATTTTCAGAAAAAGTCTCGCAAATGGAGTTGTACTCAAAATCCTCGACGTCCCATTTGGCTTTTTCAGCGATTAGTCCGTATTTAGTTACAATCTCTATACCTTTCATATCATCTCCCTTCCTAAGAAATATCCACGGACGTTTACATCCGCTTCCGCTACGTATGGGTTATTTATAAACCCATTATATATTCTGCCATCGTCTAACAGCAATCCAAGCGCATATTGGTTATTCACAGAATGTATTACTAAGCAATCCGGTTGCTTCTCACAAGGTCTTAATTGTGAGTCAATGGAATCTCTTAAGTAATTCATGAGAGAAGGAAAATCCAATGATCTTACGTCAAGTGCTCCTCTCTTTATTGACAGAATTACAATGCTACTCTCAATCTGGGCAGCATATGAAGTAATAAACTCCGAGCTATACCCTTTTATAAAGTAGTGCATAAACAAAGGTTTAAAGTAATTTGACTCACGCAGGTTAGGTTTGTCATCAAAGAGCTCATCTACCTTTAATGCAAGTTCAGTATAATTATTCATGATAATCCTTTTTCAAGCAGTTTATTATATGTCGTAAATTCAACAGTATATTCGTCTTCTTTCGGTTTAACTAGAGAAACCTCAGTTCCTTGGATATACCACGTATAAAAGTTATTCGCGCCTATAGATTTTTCACTAGGTTTGCCATTTTTTAATACAGTTTTAATTATAGTAATCATGCTGCTGTCCCCCATACTCTACAACTAGCTTGTGGTGTCGGGCAATCTGTAGTTGTAGCTGTGTTATAACTATTATATGTGTCGAAGAATATATTAATAGCGGTAGTTCCTGCAGGTAATGTAACCGTACCTGTTCCTGAGTTTATGTGTATTCCGTTAATAGTTATATTAGTACCCATTGTGTTTTCATACATTGCAGTAGTATGTGCTTCATTGGCTGTAAAATTAACTACAGTAGGAGCTGATAAAGGAACTGGTAATGGAACAGAAACAGATGTATCTTGGTAACTATTACCTCCTCCCTTGAGCTGACTATATCTAACACCGGTATCAAAAGCAGTAGCAACAACCTTAGCCCATACCAATGTACCGTTAGCTATTACTTGCGTGATACTGACACCATTTACCATTAAAGCATTTGCTACGTTTTCAGGTATTGTTACCCCATTTACTACTAAAGGCATCTTAGTACCTTTAGAAGTTCAATGTCAGGGTTGTACCTGAAACAGAGGCTTTTATTCCACCGAATGTTGCTGCATTAGCTACCGGCAGAGTGTATGCGTTAGCGCCAGCAGCGACACCGTCGAGTTTGGTTTTATCCGCAGCGATCATTAGTCCATTGACAGTTGTGGTTACAGCAGCTGTGGTGGCAAATCCAGCATTATTTACAAGCTCAGTTATATTTGCGGATGAAACGTCCACTCTTGTCCATGCAGACCACGTCCCAGCCGACACGTTTCTTTGATAGATAGCATTTGCATTATCTTCCCACCCGTAAGCAATTTGAGTTCCCCAGTAGTTATCACTATTTGTGTGTCTAATAGAGTTAATTACCCACCAGCCAGTGTTAGGAGCATCTGCCCACCCACTACACTCTCGTGTGGAAGTTGAACCAGCTGGGGTATTGTGAAAAATAGCCAAACAACTACTTCCAGTAACATTAGATGTTTGGAAGGTAGCTGAACCAGCATTACCTGTAATTGTTGTCTGAAGAGGATGTACGTGATCTGCTCTAGCGACAGTTGTACTAGTACCAACAGCGGCGGTACCAGCAACAACAGGTGCAGTTGAACTTAAAGCTGTAATGCTGTTAAACGAAGTTCCTGTAAAGGTTGTTCCTGCTAAAGAACCAGTTAATGTCCCACCAGCTAAAGCCAATCTATCACCAGCAATTTCAGTTTTAACATTCGCTAGTGTCTTTGGTCTGAGCCACCCATCGCTACCAGTTTCAACCATATAGTGTGATGCACTGTTTGCGGTATCTGCCAATGTACTATTTAACGCATTAGCATACACATAACCATTAGCATCTCTAGCAACAATAGTATTTGCTGTAGCTGCAGTTGTTGCATTCATACCATCCAGTAAATCAGCATCTAAACCTGAGCCAGAGCCATCATTTCCAGTATGCCAAATAAGGTTTCCCCCGACAGTACTTCCACCTCTTAATTTATCGGCCATGTTTGTCTCCTTTTACTTTTAAACATTATACCAAGTTTTCATAAGTACTTGCTGAACTTTGTATTCTTAACCCATTTTTAGATGCTGACATTTTAGTCTTTCTAAAATCTAGTAGTTCTTGCGCTGTCATTGCTCTTTTTAAAATAGTTAGATGTTTGTAATAACTCCAACATTCGTTACCATTATCCCAGCCACCTAACTTCAAATCATAACCGTGTTGAGTTACATAATAATTAGAAGCAATTGTACCATAAGTAATCGTTCTAGTTCTTTGAAGTTTGTCATTCATCCAAGTTTCTATAGTTAAATTCGTACCAGATTTTACCATTGTTACGCATTGCCAATTCTGAAAGTACGAAGCAGGAGTAATACTGGAGTTAGTTGTTTGGTATAAATCATCACTATTAAGAGCTTTCCCCCAAAAAATATAACCACCACCTATAGTATTTGAATTACACCCCAATGATTCTAAATTATATCCAGTTAAATTTGCTTCACCTAGATGAGTACCAATGGGCTTCTTAAAATAACAGATACTCCAGTTAGCGTTCCAGTCTAATCCTATCGAAGTATTTAAGTTGTACTCTAACGCTGTTCCGCCAACAACATAAACATCTCCTGTTGAAAAACTTGAAGTTGATTGAGTTGGTATTACGGAATTCATAGAATCTTTCCCATTTAGATCAAGGGGAAAGTAAAAACTATCAGTAGGAGTGATAGGTTTAACTTCAATACTTTTCGTAATTAATGTATCGGATGTTATAGAATGAGTACCTTTAGCTAAAGTTTTTATTTCACCTGCTGATAGTGCTCTGTTATATATCGAGAGATTCTTAATAATCCAACTATAGCTAAATCTAAAGAAATCCGATGGCAAATCAGAGATAGTATATGTTACAGCTGATGCAACTAGAGTATTATTAATATACATAGAATATCCACTTGTGGTATCCCATACCCACGTAAATGAGTTCCATGCATTTTGTATAATATACGGAATAGTATTAATAGTTCTATATGTAGATCCGTCTCTTAAAAACATTGTTTCTGGTATAACGTTATTAGCACTTTTTCTAAGCATAAGAAATCTATTAGATGCTGGTGTTGTAAAATCTAACATATCAATATAACCAGTTGTACTATATAATTCAGGATAAATATAAGTTTCAAAATGAAAAGTACCAACGGATGGATTTATAGACTTTGCTGAGTATTGTAAATATCCAGCACCTCTACTTCCATTTACATATTCCGTTGCAGATGCTTTTTTTTCTAATTGCCAATCTCTATAATATACAGTGCCATTATTATCGAGGTCAAGTCTTGTTCCAATATTAACTGTTGCTGCATTTATGAATGTATAAGTAAGGCTTAATTTTACCCAACCATCCCACGGATTAACAATAATAGTTTTTTGTGGAATTTGAACATAAGCATTACTAGAATTGAGCTCAAATATATACATTTGAACACTAGCCCCAACAGTTTCAGAGCGAACATATACAGTGTTTGTCCAAGTATCCCCCGCAATAGATGGAGTGAGAGCAAAGTTACTAGAGCTAAAATAACTTTCAGCACCAGAACTATTTGTATGTCTTAATACATTTCTTCCCAATGTATTATCATATACTATTGATAATGCACCATTGGCTGCTGATAAATAAGGCTGACGTAACCCATTTGAAAAATCACCATATGGTATTATATTAGTAGTAGCACTTTCTATCGCAACACCATTAAATGTTTTTGTATTACTTGTATCCGTCACCGGATTAGTTACATTACCTTCGCCAGATAATAAATCATCTAAGCTTGGCTCTGTGCCATCACATAGATCAACTCTTGGGTATGCCCATTGCTGATTTGTTTCTGCTAATGTAGAATAATACAAATACGTTCGTAAAGATGTCGTTGTCGCCGTTGGGGAAAATTTCAAAGATGTTATGGATTGTAACTTCACTTTCTGTAAATTGTATACACCTGCATCTTCAACTGGGTAAACATTTCCGATATCAGAAGGGTATATATAAGCTACATATAATCTCCAATCAGACCCAGCTATACCACCAGACCAAAAATACGGATTGGTGTTTACAGTGTTTGCTACTATATTATAAACTGAAGAATTGGTGGCGCACCCGAAATACCCAGTACCATTTCCCGCTACTTTGCGTCTAATCCATACCGAAAATCTATATTTTTTAGTTCTATCGATAGTGAATGAAGAACCATCCCATCCACCATCAGGATCCGATGCTACATCATTTCCAAGTGCTTGCCAAATAGCTTGCGGTTCTCCAAATGGTCCAATATCTTCAACGATACTATTTTCAGAGGAAGTTCCATTTTGATTGAACCCAACTTGCGAACCAGTGGTTCCAATTGTCCATGTGGAATAATCTATTTTATTCAAATATCCTATTCCTTTTGTCGACCCATCAAATGGGTAATGAGCCACTAATCCGTTTGTTACTAATGGTAAACGAGTGTCTATAGATTTAGATACTCTTAATTCACCATCATTTGTCAATCTTCCTGCTATCATTATAATTCCTTTATTAGTTAATTATAAAGTCTATTGAAGACTGTGTTGCGTTGTAAACCATAGACGCCTGCTGAGTACTTCCAATATTTATAGAAGTTGTAGCATTAATTACTGGAGCAGTTACAACACCGTCATCCAAGTCAATTTTAGCTTTTGTTACACCAGCACCATGAAATTCTAATGCATTATCTGTAGTATTCCAATACATACCCCAATTCGTAGCAGTGGCTAACCAATATCTATTAGAATCGTCATTAAAAATAGTTCCAGTTAATGTACCACCAGTTAGTGATAATTTAGTTGTATCGCTCGGGTGTACGTGGTCAGCTCTTGCCGCCGTTGTACCAGTTCCTATTGCAGCAGTACCATTAGTTAATGGAGTTGTACTAGATAAACCAGTGATTGAATTAAAACTTGTTCCAGTTGCTACACCTAATCCTGTTACATTACCTGTAAAAACTGGTGAAGCAATATTAGCTTTTAAAGCAATAGCACTAGCTTGAGCAGTACTTACAGGCTTATTTGCATCAGACGTATTATCAGCACTCCCCAGTCCTACGTCAGCTTTAACCAAAGTGATTACACCAGTTTTACCAGCTACACTATCTACAGCACCAGAAGTAATATAAACATATGCAGAACCACTCCAACGATACGTTTTATTAGTGGCTAAGTCAACATAAATTTTACCAGTCTCTCCTGTAGCAGGGAATGAGGCTAAATTTGCACCTTCAATAACATCATCCACATAAGAAGGCAATCTAGCAGCATCAATTGTACCTGTAGTAATTTTACTAGCATCTAGAACTGGAATATCAGATGCGCTTAATGTAGTACCAGAAGTAACTCTTCCGTAAACATCAGTAGTTACTTTAGAGTAACTACCTGCTGTTCCCGCAGTCGCCAAAGAAATAGTTGGGCTCCACCCTTCATCAGCAGTCCCAGTTACCGCTATACCAGTACCAGCTGTATTTCCAGCAACATAGTTACCAGTTGTATCAGTACCAAGAGCTACTGAATTTGCTGCCACAGTAGTTGTGATTGCCGCATTTGCACTACCATCAAACGAAACAGAACCAGTAACATCACCCGTCAAACTTATTGTTCTAGCAGTTCCTAACTTAGTAGCAGTCGCTGCATTACCAGTTGTTGATTGATTGAACGTAGGCCAAGTTTGACCTCCAGCAAATACAACTGCACCTGTTAATGTACCACCAGCAAGAGGTAGTTTAGTACTATCAGCTACTGTGATATTAGCTGTGCCATCAAAAGATACACCATTGATTGTTCTAGCTGTAGTTAATTTAGTTGCCGAAAGAACATTTTTAGCGCTATCAGCAGTATTATCTACGTTCCCAAGTCCTACCATAGTTTTAGTAACACCAGTAACAGTACCAGTAAATGTAGGTGAAGCTAATGGTGCTTTCAAATCAAGCGCTGTTTGGGTAGCTGTTGAAATCGGCTTACTAGCATCAGCAGTGTTATCCACGCTTCCTAGCCCTACGTCCGCTTTTGCGAGTACTACCGCACCAGTGCGTCCAGCGACACTTGCCACTGTATTTACTTGCGCCCCTGCTGCGATTCCTGCTAATTTAGTTTTTTCTGCTGATGTATAATCTTCAGTAGAAAGACCTTTACCTGTTACTTTATCTACTTTAGCATTTAAAGCCGTTTGGGTAGCAGTACTAATCGGTTTATTAGCATCAGAAGTATTATCTACTGAACCAAGTCCAACATCACCTTTTACTAGAGTTACAACACCTGCTTTACCAGCAACCGAATCAACTGCTCCTGATGTGATATAAACATAAGCAGAGCCTGACCATCTATAAGTTTTATTAGTATCTAATGCTACATAAATCTTACCTGTCGTACCTGCACTCGGGAATCCAGCTAGGTTAGCGAATTCAAGGACGTCATCTACATACGAAGGTAATTGAGAACTAGGTACTAGTCCTCCAGCATCTAATGTAGCAACTCCGTTGGCTACACCTAAGAGACTACTAGCTACACGAGCTGTTGTATCTACTGCATTGATAGTAATGTTAGCAGTGCCATCAAAAGCTACACCGTTAATAGTGCGTGCAGTAGCTAGCTTCGTTGCAGTACCAGCGTTGCCAGTAATAGTCGTTTGGTCTCCTGTATTAGAACCAGACAATGTAGTAATGCCTAATTTAGTTTTAATAGTAGTGACTGTCTCATCACCTGTATTTGTTCCACTGATAGCGTCTAACTTGGTTTTATCTGTGCTAGCCATAAGACCGTTTGCAGATGTAGTAGCAACTGAGGTAGATGCTTTTCCGTTCCAAGTTGTTTTTTCTGTATCAGTAACGAAACGGTTTGACGCGTCCTGCGTAATGATAGATGCTGGGTGAGATGCTGGGTGTGTATATACTGTATCAGTAAACACTGCTCCTGCAGGTACATTAGTTAGTACTTGTGCATCGTCCACTTTTCCGTCTAGTGCCGTCTGAGTAGCAGTAGAAATAGGCTTTAACAAGTCAGTTGTATTATCTACATTTGATAACCCAACATCAGCTTTAACTAAAGAAACCACTCCAGTTTTACCTGCTACACTAGCAACAGTATTAACCTGAGCGCCTGTTGCAATACCACCCAACTTAGTTTTCTCTACTGAAGTATAATCTTCTGTAGATAAACCTTTGCCAGTTACTTTATCAACTTTGTTACTAACAACACTTGTAAGAGCAGCTACTGCACCTTGGTCGGTAACTAGTTGATCTGCAATTTCTTTAAATGTATCTAATGTAGCTGGAGCCAACGCCGTTAACACTGCAATTTTAGAATCAACCTGAGATCCAGTTTGGAAACCAGAATCATTAGTCAGATCGCTTACATTTGTAGGTATTGCTGAATCTACTTCAGTCTTTGTATATGTTGTAGCTTTATCAGCTTTGCCTGAAATATCCGTAGCAGGAGCAAGTTCTACTATCTTCGCATCAGTTTCAGTCTTTGTATATGTAGAGCTCTGGTTTGCCTTAAGCGTTAACTCGTCATTTCTGATTGTCTTAAACTCCTGCGCTATCCGTTGTGCTAAGTTCATGTTAATGCTCCTTCAAATTCAAGTATATTCCCTAGTGCAGAATCAGCTGCAGAAATACTATCTTCTATTAGAGCAATCTTATCAG